TCTCTATTCAAATGAGTCTTTAGTCTATGGCAATTAGCACATAACGTTTGAAGGTTACTCTCATCATTGTTAGCGTGATTGCCATCTATATGATCCACATCAAGCTGTGATGAATGTACAGCTACAAACCCACATAACTCACAATGATCCTTCTTAAAGTGTCTATAAGCATGAAACCTACATCTTTCGCATTTCTTGTTCCATCGCCTATTACCTCTAGAGTCATATCCTTTAGAGGAAGCGACTCTTCCACAAGCACATAATCTTCTTGGTTTATCCATCAGTGATAGTTATTCTCTTTGAAGAATGCAAGTGCATTGCAGTTAGAACCATATCGGTTCTTATTGTATTTCAAACCCCATTTAATTTGCTCTATACCAGTAGCAGTCTTTAGATAGATAGACCTGCCTTGAGGTATACCGTAATGAGATCCATTACGCGCTTTGTGATTCCATCTACTCTCATAGTAGTAGAGCTTATTAACGCATTTGAATTCATGTAATGGTAATACGGCTTTTGCATAAGCCTTTGGTGTTTGTTGTATTTGAATACCATCATGTATTGGCGCTACGGCATAGGACGCAGAACTAAGCAATAGGGCGCCCGTAACACCTAACACGCAAGCTATCCGCGTTGCGGCTTGCGCTAAGCGCCTGAAGCGCTTTAGCAAGTTAAGTGTAGCGCCTTTGTCAAGTCCATTTCTAAAAGCCCTGGTCAGCCCGTATAATCTATTTTCGCGTTTCATTGAATTGCTCCAAACTTTGAATTAACGATTGTCCGTCTTGTAGAAGCCTTTCCCCTTGAAATGGATTGCTGGCGGTGTAAAGAGCTTTACCATCTGCTCATCGCAGTGGACAGGATCAGCGGTTTCTAGCCCAAATGGGATGAAGTGTTCATGAATAATTAGGCAGGTTAGGCATTGAAATTCATAAACTGGCACAAGTAGAACACTCCGTATTCTTGATTATCCAGGAGCCGCATTTATCGCACCTGGTAGGTTCTAATGTCAGGTTCTTAGTATATCCTGCCTGTATTAGAATACTCATTAAATCATCCATTCTTATTATGCAACAATAGTTTTCTGGTGTCTCACCTTGTCCGTTTAGTCTAAGGACTGCGAAGCCCAAACGACCTGATTCACGGCTCTTTAGTTGATCCAATACGGCTTTTGGGTTAAACCCTGCTCTGGCTTTTACTTCTACGTCAAATGGCACATTTAGCACATCTGACCCAGTGCGACCTGCGCCAGCCGAATCCGCGAACGGAAACCACTGGCGCATGTAATCGCTAACGACTCTCTGGGTTCGATAACCTCGATGTTTCCTATGCTGACTAGCCATTGACCGCATGACATTTCTCGCATTGCCATTGAAGCGGTGATAGACTCACTGTCCAAACTCCGTCATCCTGACTAGGGATTTCGTTACACATTTGGCAGATGAGTAATGGCACATCGCCGTAGAATTCGACTGTGCCATCCTCTCTGATTATTTGACCATAACCCATTTATTCCACCCCCTCAGGTAATCTCCATTTGCCCGTTGTTTTGCTCATTACATACCAAATCGCAGGACATCTGTCTCCCTTTGATGCACCACGAACTTCACACATTGCACCTTGCCAAGCTTTACCGGATGCGCTTACGCCAGATTTGATAGTTCTAACTCCATGAGAGCATGTAGGAATTGGCTCAGCTTCTCCAAATGTCTGTTGAACTAATTGAGCAGCTTCTTCTAGTGAGACTGGCTCTGGAGTTGGCTCTTTACCAACGAATTCATCCCATGAGTTATTTATTGCCAGTGGGGCATTTGCTATTGCTTCACTAGCCAAATCATTCTTTAATCTATTGACTTTTGCCATCTCTGATTGACTTGCTCTCTTGCCTTTTGCTGCATAACCTGCATTTGCAAGTGCGCGACCGATCGCTGAAGTCTCGCAGTTCTCCAACGCAGAAGTTGAATTGACGCCACGATCAGAAATCTTCTCTTCAGCGTATCCCGTTGAGAAGGGGACACCATCCGCGAAAGTGCGATAAATAGCCGCTCTAACAATAAATCTATCATTTGAAAAACTCTCCATAACTGTATCTATTCGGAAGTCTGGATAATCTGCAATAAACTTTTCCAGTCTTGATTCAACTGTCTCGTATTGTGATAAATCAAATGCCATCTAATTCCCCTTGGGTTAGTCCGTATCGCTCTTGTGCGAATTGGATTTGTTGTTTTAGGTCGAAGTAAGTTCCATCTGCCCATTTACTAGAATCTACTGCGCATTCCTGACAATAGTGGCGTGGAATTTTAGAAGATCGTGGTAATTCTGAAATGATAGTCCAGGCAGCTTGCACCTGTCCTTTTGGGTTAGTCGCTCCGTATTGGTATTTGTGATAGTCGCACCAAACACCACGTTTAGCATTAACCAGCATCAAGATCATCCCAGTCCATAGTGGCAAGGCTGCCAGCGATAGTTGCGTAGTTGATAAGGTCGTAGTAACTATCTTTGTGTTCCGCTTGCTCCGAGATACGACTGACCTTGACAAGTAGCATACATACTGCGACTTCGTGAGGGTCGATTGGATAACCGAGATACTCTGACCAGAGCTTCGAGATGCGAAGCATAGAAACATTTGGTGATCCATATTCAATATCTCTAGCGTTTGCGATTGCTTCGGCATTTCTAAGGATCTCATCGCGTTTCATCGATTGGTATTCATTGGGATACGCATAAGCGAGCGCCCAGCGTGCCAACCTTCGCGTTTGCCTTTACTGTAACCTGCCCAATATGCCGAAAATGCAGCTAATGGTGGCAGGGTCAAAGCGCACAATAAACTAAGTGCGTTTAATTCTTCCATGATTGCTCCCGTTTCTATCCACAAGGGTTTGTGAATAAGATAAGGGTTGCACCGATTTAAGGCTAAATCAACCTCATCGTGGCATGTTTTGATAACGATTTGATAACGAAATCTTCTTCAAAACCCAGCCATTCCTCGCCGCAAAAGGAATCAGCCATAACGCTTGCCTTCAAATACGAAGGATCCATCCTTTTCAATATGCACAATAGTGTTAGTCACGGTCTTCTTATCGACGTAGAACACGGCAAAAGCCTGTTGCCAGTTGCCCGTTCCCTTCATATATCCAGCCTTCTTAAAGTCCATGAGGTTTCCCACCTCGACACCCCGCAGGATACGCCCTAAAACGCCCCCAGAAGCCTCTGTAAAGGCTGATTGACCCGCTCTATGGGTGTGACCACACACCACGTTCTTTCCATGCTTACGGGCGGCATCTAGGGCTGTTAAACCAGGTGTAGGTTTTACGCTACCCTCATCCCCATGAATGGCTATCCAGTCAGGCGCAAACTCTAATGGCTTGCGATGGAACTTAATGCCCAATTCATCTAGCTTCATGAACTTCTCAAACTTCAATTCTGGCAGTGCTAGGAATGCTGGAATTTTCTTCATAATCACGTTGTAAAGGCGGTCGGTGTGATTAGACCGAATCATGTCAGTTACCTGAAGATCCCACAATATCTCGACAGTTGCATCACGATCACTTCCCAGTGTTTGCTCGAACCATCCTGGAGTTCCTTCTGTCCATCTGGAGATTTGGGGTAGGTCGATTTCATCTCCAATTGTAATAACTTGGTCTGGCTTGAATCGACGAATAAACGATGCAACATTTCTAACTGCTCTTTCGTCATGATAGGGAACCTGGAGATCCGATATTACGACTATTTTTTTCAAGTTTAGTCCTCATCATCTTCATACGGTGTGAAGTCGGGATTATCTGGGTCGAAGTCAATTGGTTTGGGAAGTAGCCAGTCTGGGTAAGAAGCTTTATCCATAATCATTGCCATGCAAATATCGACACTGAAACCCGCTTTACGCAGTGCTTTGTAATACTCGTTCAACCCTATGCAATACATTTCCAGGGCAGAATAAGTATCATCCATCACCTTAGCTTTGCGAGCCATAAGAAAATTCTACTTCCTGGTCATGACAATAAAGAGTTCATCGACACGCGCTTCTAATCGTGTCATTTGGTCTTTCATTGATGAACCTGAATTGGGTTTAAGTTCACTTAGGTAATGCTTGATCATGAAATTGATCATGGCGGTTATGCCGCCCAATACCGTAGTAATCGCAACCAGAATAGCTGCGAAGTCTTGCCCACTCATTACTTCTTAGGAGTTGCGTATCCGAACACGCCCGCTAGAACCGCCCAGAGAATGGCACGATAATCAACGTCAAAGTTTGATGCAGCCCAAGCTGATAAGAATGCGCCAAGGGTTAGAACTATTGGATTCTTGATATTCATTACTCTCCTAGGATTGGTAGTTTGAACTTGCTTTTGTCTTGATCTCCCAGTGGTGTAAAACTAATATGGATATGACTCGTGTGGGGATAACCACGATATGGGCGCCATTTCCAAAACAAGATAGGGCTTGCTATCTTCTTGTTAAAGATTACGTAAGCTAGTCGCTTATCGGTCTTGCCCAAGAGTCTAAGTTGATTTGCCAAATAGTGTGCGTTATTGGCTGCCCCACCCAGGTCACTATCAACATCGATGGCACGAACAACCCCCGTAGAAACACAAGGGTTATGATCCGACTTAGTTGCTGAATGGCGAGCGTCTCCGATCCATCCATCCGAACGCTTATCTCTATCTGGGAAAGCACGGTTGATTTGATTTCTGAGAGTTTCGCCAGACTTACTCAGAAACGGGCGCATTAACAACCTTTGAGGTTTTGGCAGGTTTTTGTAAATCAGTTGGATTTAACCATTCTTGATAGCCAGCATCATCCTCTGTGCAAGTAACACGGCATAAGCCATCGTCATCTATGCGGGCGTAAATCTTTTGCCCTGCTTCGTTTGTTGTTAATAGTTCGTATTTCATAGTTCGGCTGTCCATCCTAGGTAAGCGGTTGTGTTGTTGTCAGTTCGGGCTATTCCAGCCTGTCCTGTGGTTAATCCGCTGGCTACTCCAAAAGAAACTACTTGTTGGTTTGTGTTGCCGTGATAAAGAGAAGGAACAGAG